TTTTTTTTTTTTTTTTTTTCTATGTGCTATTCTCCTATATATATAAAGAATCCGCAGAGGACTTGGCATCATTATGTATCTGAGCTTGACCCTAGTGTCAAGGTCGATCGTGCGAAAATGGAATTTTTCGATGTGGCTTCCGGTGTTGGTGGAATTGTTGCTGTTCCTTGTCGTAAGTGTTTTGCGTGTTTGAAGCAGCGTGCCCGTGATTGGCGTACTCGTTTGATTGATGAGTATGTCGCTCCTACGAAAGTCGGTAATGTTTCTACTCGTTATCCTTTGTTTGTTACGCTTACTATTCGTCCTGAGGATTACGACCGTGTTTCTGCTGACCCTAAGGCGGCGTTCCGTAAGTTTTTCGAACGTTATCGGTATGTTTTCGGTTCTTCCTGTCGTCATTTTCTTGTTTCTGAGTATGGCGATGCTAAGCATCATACCGGACGTTTGCACTTTCACGGTATATTCTTTTTAGGTGAAGCTGTACGTCGTTTTGATTCGCTTTCCGATTTCGAGCGTGCATCTTATCTTCGTCGTCCTCGAAATGTTCCTCGGTTGTCTCCGATTCTTGATAATCCGGATAAGAGATTGACGAAGACACAGAGACATGCTTTTAGCGCTTACCTTGAAGAGCAATTACAGTCCTTCGGTTTTATTGATGTCGGTTATAATACCAGTGCCCGTGCGATTTCGTATTGTGGTAAGTATATGACCAAGAACTATAAGAAGGATTTTCTTGTACTTGTTTCTCCTGGTTTTGGTAAGCAATGGTTCGAAGATAATAAACAGCGTTTGCTGCGTGCTGGTTATCGTAGAGCTGTTCATGACAATTCTCCCTTTGGTCGTTTCCTTCCTAAGTATTATTCTCAGAAGCTTTTCGGCTTTCTTGATAAAGTTGAATATTATTGGAATGAAATTCGGCCGTTTATTCTCTCTCGGCCTTCTCCTGAGGAAATTTGGCGACGTAATCCTTTGTCGCGTTATTATGCTTCGGAGTTGGATTATATGAGTTATTTGAAAACTTTTCGAAATTACGTTTGTCCGGATGAGAAACCCGAACGAACACCATTCTCTAAAACTTACAATTATGAGTTTGACACAGGCTTATACATTCAAGGCGCCAAATCGTTCTAATTACGATTTGTCGCATGCTGCTTTTCTGAGTACGGATGTTGGTTATGTGAAGCCCGTTTCTTGTATTGAGGTTCTTGGTAATGATTCTATGTCTTTGAACCTCGGGTCTATTGTTGAGACGGCACCTACTTTTGCACCTGTTTATGGTCGTATGCACCAGTCGTTCCGTACTTTCTTTATTCCTCGACGCTTGTATTCGACGGTTAACCAGAATTCCCGCATTCTGCCTGCTATTTTTAATCCGGAAGGAGCTACGGAAGAGACTGTTAATGTTTTAAAGTTTCTTCCGTGTACTTTTACGCAAATACCTATTTCTGGGGATGTGATTTCGGGTAATCGTTTTTCTGTTGGTGAGGACGTAGCTTATGAGGATGTTTTCCCCCTTACGGTAGGTAGAGGCTCTGTTTATGAGATGTTTGGTATGCCTAACGGGCAGTCGTCGCTTGCTCTTGTTGAGATTACTACGATTCCTCCTAAAGTTGCTGCATGGGCTTCCTCTAATTATCATCTTAATGGTATCCCGTTTATCGGCTATCTTGATTTGATTTATAACTACTATTCGAATCATCATGCCGGACGTGTCCCTATTCGTCTTTCTTCTTATAGTAATGCGTCTGATGCTCGTGATTTAATTGAGAATGACGTTTTTTGGCTTGATATTGCGAAGTTATCGCAATTCCTCACGGATGTGAAGACCGGAAGGGCTGTTTACATGACAGCAGACTTTTATTTGCTCAGCTCTGACTTGATGGTTGTTAACAGTCTTTATAATTGTTTTTGGGGTTCTGTTGCGCCCAGCTCTGAGGTTAGTTATAGCTTTAATGGTCGTCATGCTGGTTTGTCGTTCTGTACTCCGATGCCGGATATAAATACTTCTTGGATTTCGGATACTGAGTATGCCGATTGGCTTGCGAAGGCTATCGTCCCCGTTTCTTCTAATCAGGTGAAATACGAGGATATTATTACGGCGTCGTCGCTTTATCGTCGTGCTGCCAAGCTTGCGCTCGGTGATGGTACTTTTGATGATTTTTACGCCGCCGTCAATGGTATCCGTGCTGATACGAAGGCTACTGTCCCTCAGTATGTCGGTGGATTTTCTCGTAATCTTGATTTCCAGCAGATACGTGCTACGGCTGAGACGTCGGAGGCTAACCTCGGTTCTTATGCTGGTTATATGTCGCAGGCTTCCGGTGGTCATCTTGTCAATTTCTTTACTCGTGAGCCTGGTTATTTGATTACGATCATGACCGTTTATCCCGAGTTTACTTATGGCGGCGGTATTGATTCTGCGCTTTTGAAAACTCGTGTCGAGGACTTCTATTCGCCTGATTTTGCGAATATCGGTTATCAGCCGCGTCTTTTGCGTGAAGTTCAGGCGTTCACTTCGGTTGATTATTCTGATGGTTCACTTATCGGTACGCCTAAATATGGTGCTGGTGTGTTGAATTCTTCGGCTATCGGTTATCAGCCTGCTTGGACTGAGTATACGACTGCAGTTAATCGTTCGTATGGTGATCTTGGCCCAGGTGGTGAAAAGGATTTTTGGACGTTCCATGCTCCGTATGTTTACGGAGGTTTCTCTTTCGAGTATATCAGTCCTTCGGATTTCTCGTATATCTTTGCGACGAAAGATCTGAGTGTTGACAATTATTTCGTTCAGGTTGGTTTTAATATTAAGGCTCGTCGTTCTATCCCGAAGCGTCTTATGCCATCTCTTAAATTGTAGTTGCATGTATCCTTCTCGTTTTAAATCCGGACCGCGCCGGCCCTCTGAGCTGGCGTCGGTTTCGGTTTCTGAATTCTTTTCCCGTTATGGCGAGGCTTGCTCGCTTGGCGATATGATTCGTCAGTCGAAGGCTGGTGTTTCTAATAATTTCCGCGCTGATATTGTTGCGTATGATAAGAACCCGTCCGAGGGTGTCGAACCTTTCGCGGATATTCGCTCGTCTTACGATCAGCGTGAGGCTTGGATTGTCAAGTTTAATGCTGAGCAGATGGCAGCGCATGAGCCTACTACTACCCTTTCGCCTACTACTGGTGCGTCTGTCGGTGATGTTGGCGCTTCTGCTGCTCCGGCAGCTCCGGCTGCTTCTGCTGCTCCGGCTGCTGGTTCCGGTGAATAGTCTAACCAAAGAGTGCGGGTGCATCCCCTTCTCGTTAAACAATGCACAGACGCGGAGCGTCGTCCGCACTCTTTTAAAACTTTCTGAAAAATGGCTAATTTTACTTCGCAGGATATTGCTGCAATGCAAGGTGTTGGAGCATCTATTGCTAACATGGCTAATACGATTTCTGCGTCTGATACTTCCCGTAAGGATCGTGACTTCATGCGTGAGATGTGGGAGAATCAAAAAAACGAGTGGTATTATCAGCAACAATACGCCGAAGAATATCAGAAGCGTGTTACTGAGGATGCCCGTAGGTATGCTGAGGAGCTGACCGCCCGTGAGTGGGATTTGTATAACTCTCCTTCTGCTCAGATTCGTGCTATGCGTGAGGCTGGTATGAATCCTAATGCAATTCTTTCGAAGGGTTCTTCCCCCGTTACTCCTGCTCAGACGGAAGCAAATGGCGCTCAGAATCCCGCTATCACTGGTTCTGGTGGTGCTTCTCTGCCCGGCTACTCGCCTCGGTATTATCAGGATCCTCTTGTCATGGCTCAGGTCGCCGATCTTTCTGCTTCTGCCGATCTGAAAAAGTCGCAGGCTTCTCTTACTGAGCATGAGGCTGCCTATAAGGATTCGCTTACGGCTTTGAATGGTTCTAAGCAGGTTCTTACCAACCTTCAAGCCGAAGGTGTTCCTTTTGCTAACCGTATGGCAGAAGTGAATGTTCGTATTGCTGAGGCTCTCGAAGGTACTAACGTTTCTCTTGGTAAGGGTGAGCTTCAAAAGCTTTTTACGCAGATCGATCTTTTCCGTCGACAGATTCAGGATTACGATGATCGCCATGATTTGCACGGTCTCCGCAAGCAGGAGTTAAAGAACCAGCTCGATATTCAAGTTGCTTCTTGTGCTTTGCTTTGGGTTCGTGAGCGTGCCGCTCAGAAAGGTATTGAGCTTACCGATGCGCAGATTGCTTTGATTTATGAACAAGCGTTACAAGTTGCTTCGGAGACTGATTTGAATGAGCAAATGTTGAATATTAATCGTCCGAAGGAAGCTTATTCTGAGGGTCGAGTATATTCAGGTGTTGCTTATGATGATCTTGGCGGTATAGTTGGTAATGCTGTTCGTGCTCTTTCTCGTTTTTTGGAGAATAATGTTGCTCGCCGAACTTATTCTGCGCCTCTTCATTCTAATTTAGATCGTGTTCGGAATAAATTTAAAGGTAAATAGCTTGTTTATTTAGTTTTTTTTTT